GATTTATCTCTCTGTCCTATTAGATATGCATCAGGCTACACTACGCGTGTTGCAAACGATATATATATGCAAGCCCTACGCAGAGCTAGTGCTCGTCGTGTAATAGCATATAATGCCCTAGAAATAGATATACAGGAGCCTTCTAATGAAGAAGCAAATGAGGGATTTGCTCCTCAGTTTAGATTGTCCGATTGGAGCCCAATTGCGTACACGATGTCCGGTATGCAAGGCGCAAGAGAAGAGCTTAGCAATTCGGAGGGGAGCATACGGATGGAAGTGGATATGCCATCGAGCGAGTTGTCAGAACCAAGGGAAGTCGCGAGGCAGTACACAGTTGAATCCAGACCAGCACCAGCCTCCTACACGACGGGCGCATTCCCCTTCGACCAGTTTATACAAAGCGAGACCCGTGCTGGACAGCGAAGGGCAGAGCAGAGGTGAGGTGTACAGACGGCGCGAGCACGCCCCCGCAGAACTTCCTAAAGATCTGAATAGGATTGATGATGGGTGGTGTATGTTGCACTTCCCCTCTCCTATAGCTGGTAAGCATGTTATATTGGTGGAAGATATTATATCTGCCAATAAAATGAATCCCTATTTTCCTTGTGTTGCTCTGCTTGGTGTACATTTAAATGAAGAAAAAATGGAACACCTATTAAAACTAGGAATATCTCATGTTATAATTGCATTAGACAACGATGCAACAAGGCAGGCTATACGTATTGCAAGGAAGTGGTGTGTTAATACATCCATCATGCCTTTGGCTAGGGATTTAAAAGATGAATCAGATGAAGCTCTGCAAGAGATAGCAGAGTATTTGAAGGGGAAATATAATGTCGAAGCATAACAAGGTATCATCATGAACACTTACAGACATACGTATATACGAGTGGAGTATCCTGCTGAACGTGGCTATAGAATGGAAGCTACGCCAACACCAGCTTGGCTCTCTATCTCTATTAAGCATACAGGAGACTCTAAGCAATTGTTTGTGCATTCTAGGATTCACCAAAACAAAATAGCTAAAGTTGGCCCTTCCTACAGTGATGATTTTTCTGATACAGAGATTATTAAAGATCTAAGCGCAGAAATAACGCATAGATATTATTGAGGTATATTAAAATGGACATTGATAGAGGGTGGGCTAAATTATGAAACTGCCTGCAATATATGACAACCTAACACGACAACAACGCAGGGAAGTCAGAGAGGAGTATGTCACTAGGCAAAGCGGTAGATGTATGTGGTGTAATGAGAAGCTATCTGATTCTGTACCGGAGAAGATGCACTCTCGTTATATTGATTGGTCTTTATTTCCCGGAGGAAAGGAAGGGTTTTTAAAATACCCTGTACATCTACAGCATTGCCACACCACAGGCAAGACTGAAGGAGCTGTGCATGCTTTCTGTAACGCTTACATGTGGTATTATCATAAACGATAGGAGGACTTTATCAATAGAGAACAACGTGTATTGTCTGCAATGTTATCGAGCAGGGAAGCTTACTCAAACATTGTAGGTATTAGAGATGAAAGTGATTTTAGTGAGCAGGGCTGGGTGTTGGTGGAAGAGATTGATGGCTTCTACGACAATGACAGCCAAGCTAGCTATATTGACAGAGATACAATTAAAGATATTATAGCTCGTAAATACCCCAAGCTATCTAAAATCATTAACACTGTTATAGACAATCTGGAAGATGTGTCTATAGCTAACGTAACGTCAGAATATATTGACTTAAAGAAGGAGGCATTAGAGCACACAATAGCAGACAGGATGTTAGCAGGAGATGATTATTCAGACTTGTTAGAACGACTGATGGCTGTAGATGTTCTAGAAGAGCATGAAGAATCAACTGTATTTATTGGGACAGACATTGACGACATCCTATCCGCGACATCACCAGACAATCTCATACGCATTCATCCTCCTAGCCTAAATGAAAGGCTTGACGGAGGCTTAGTTCCGGGAAGTCAGACAGCTATATATGCTCCTACGGAAGTTGGTAAGAGTATGTTTAGTATTAATGCGTGTTGTGGCTTTTTAGAAGATGGGCATCATGTGTTGTATTGTGGTAATGAAGATCCAAGTAAGAGTATGTTGTTACGTATATACAACAGGCTTACAGGTATGACAAAGGAGGAAATACGAGCAAATCCGTTAGAAGCTAGGCAACGTGCCGTAGCTGCTGGTTATAATAATTTAATATTCAAGGAGATGACACCGGGATCGTTACGAGAAGTGAGAACATTGATAGAAAAGTACAAGCCTGCTGCCGTGTTCGTAGATCAGATGGCTAACATGGAATGTCGTAGTTCTAGCAAGGTGGAGAAGAATGAGATTCTCGCCTGTGGCTTACGTGCTATGGCTAAGAAGTATCAAGTGGCTATGTTGATTGTACACCAAGCATCTGACGATGCCTATGGAAAGAATATTCTAGAGAAAAATCACATGTATTATTCTAACGTAGGCGTTCAAGGACAGATGGATGTTATGATTGGGATAGGAATGGATGCTAGCTATGAACAACAAGACTTACGTATGCTGTGCCTAACTAAGAATAAACTCTCAGGAAACCATGAAAATTTTCCTGTACAATTTAATCCTGCTTTGAGCAGAGTGGAGGAATAGTGCAAATATTATCCGTACATAAAAGCGGTAGCAAAAGCTGGGAGGTACGCCGTGATAAGAAAATTGGAGAGATTATTTTTAATGCGCTTATAGAGGAGTATGTATTTATTGGAGACAGTAGACGACCTTTAGACATGCAAGAAGTGCTGCACTTGGCAGTGCTTTTAGGTGAGTTTAATACTACTAACTACCACGAGGAATAAAATGAATACACAAGAACAAGCCTCATTTAAAGAAATAGGAGATGCTTTAGGCATCTCTGCTGTACGTGCCCATCAAATCTACCAACAAGCTATGAAAAAAGCAGGAGAAAGGACACTGAATATTAATGAAATCTTAGAGGCATTAGCCGAACATCAACCAGAAGAATCCTTCCACGAGGTGATGACTGATCAGATGTTTGTACCAGACGATTCAGATAATTTAAGGGGCTTCTGGAATGAAGCTGAAGCTAACAAGTAGTTTTGTCGCTAAGGAGTGACTTAGATGAAATGACGACCGAGATATAACAATCGCACAAATGAGAGAAGACTATAAATTCGCTAAAAAAGAAGCTCTTAATTGAGTTTCTTTAATTGATGGGTGGTGAAACATGAGCATTCAAGATGATTATTTTGATTTGAAAAAGATGCTGTGGGACAGAGACGAAGAAATATTACTTGAACGCATATGGTGCGCTTTCTGCGTACTAGAAACTGAAGACATGCTCAGGCGTGGCGAAATCTCGCCAGAAGAGTTTAATGAGCGGCTAGCGAAGCGAATGAATATCGCAAACAAGAACTACACAGGGGTGGACTCATGACCCCCGCACAGCAAGCGAAAGAAGCGGGCCTTAAAAGCCTTCTTGAAGTTTCCGAAATAACGGGAGTTAGTATTCAGACGTTATCTAATTGGGCAAAGAATAAACCAGATTTGTTTAAGACTGTTATTTTAGGGGCGGCTGAAGCTTCCAGAATAGCTGAAGATTTAACAAAGCAAGACTAAATCTTTTGTCGTTTAAGAGAGTTGGAAATTATGGAAGCTGAATTATTTTACTGCCCTTCATGCGGCTATGAAGACTTTGATATTTTTGTTGCCTATGTTCGATCAACTGCGAATGCGGAACTTTATGAGTGTCCTGAGTGTAAGTGCGAGTCATCACATATTCAAACGCGCGAAGGCTAAATAGTTTGCCGGAAAGGAGAGTTAAAATGCAAGGACATTATGCAGGAAAATCACACAAGCATAAGCCTATAAAGGGCTTAGGCAGCTACAGGAGAAAGAAAGTGGATGAGGAAGCTATTGAAGCGGAAAAAGAAATTGAATGGACAGAGGAGGAGGAAGAAGCCTTTGAAGAATTAACAGACAGACAGGAGAAGGAATGAATGTACAAGAATTTCTTAACCACCCTAGCCCCGATATATACAGAGCCAGTTACATTACTCTCGACTGCGAGACTACTAATATTAATTATGGTGATTCTACTAACAGTGACAACAGGGTTGTTCTCACTAGCCATTGTAGGGATGATGGTGATATCTCTAGTCTTTGGGGATGGGATGGTGATCTTGACAAATTCATATCTTCTTTAGAAGATCTTGATGGGTTTGTTGTAGGGCAGAATATTAAATTTGATTTACGCTGGCTTGCCCGTTACGGGCTAGATCTGTCAAAGATTATTGTTTGGGATACAATGATTGCAGAGCATGTGTTTTATGGGAATAGACCCTTTAACATACCAGTAGATTTAGGGAGTATAGCTGCGCGCTATGGCTTGCCAACTAAAGAGCCTTACATAGATGTTTGTATTAAGGGAGGTGTATGTCCTTCGGAGCTGCCTACAAGCCTCATACAGAGGCGTTGTGAATATGATGTAGGTGTTACAAGGGCTATATTTAAAAAGCAATTAGAGAGAGCAGAGAGGGAGGGCAAGCTAGCTACAATCCTAACACGTTGTCTGTTGACACCCGTGTTAGCTGACATAGAAACTAAGGGTTTATTCTTAGATGTAGATCGTGTACGAAAGGAATACCAAACAGCAATCAAACAGCAATTCGATATTAAAACAGCCCTGAGTAAAGTGGCTGATATTAATTGGAATAGCAGCAAACAAGTAGGAGAATTATTATATGACAAGCTTGGATTCAGAGAGCTTACTGGCAGAGATAAGCAACCGCTTAGGACAGATGGAGGAAAACCAAAGGCAGATGTTGGTACGATTCGGAAACTTACAGCGAAGACTAAACAGCAAAAAGAAATACAAGGCCTCCTCAGTCAAAACAGCATCACCGAAGCGCAGCTCACAAAGACGCTAAATAAATTTAAAGCGTGTATAGACAACGAGGATTTATTGTATGCACAATTCAACCAA